ATTTGGATGTCCGCCGCGCCCGGAGGAGCATAGTCCATCGTCTTCAGTTCCCCGCCCTTCACGTTCAAGATGCCGTTCGGACGGAAAATTTCATTCTCGATCTCACCGAGGTTGGATCCGATGAGAGGACGTTGAACGTACAAAAGCGCACGGTCGATAACCATGTTCTTGAAAGCGTTGTAAACGTCTTGATCGCTTGCGATCTCGTCCGGCAATGCTTTACCCCAAAAGAACCGTTCATCCGCAAACGGCTTGAAGATCCCACGGGAGTACGGGTACTTCCCGTCTTTACGCGGGATAGGCGTGGCCAGGATGAGGACGCCGTTCGCAACGATACGAAACTTCGACTTCTTGCCTTTCTCGTAGTAGTGGACAACACGTACGCGATCTGACTGGACGGCCGACCATTGCTCCGCAATGAACGATTGCGGCCACATCTCTTTAATGTAATCCATCTCCGGCACGGCGTCGGCGTTCTTGTAGTGGCCGTACTGGCGTTCGAAGTCGTACCGTGTCATGTCGAAAATTTCTGCGATGGACGGTTGAAGCTGCACATCCGGTTCGTACCAGTCCGCAACAAGGAAATCCAACGGTCGAATCCGACGTGATTTGCAGCTAATGTCTGAGAGGACTTCCTTCGTCTCGAGTCCGGTGATCTCTCCAGTCGTGACGTCATAGCTCTCGAACTCTTCCAAAACGTCGCGTGTCTGTTCCACGCCCTCCCAACGAATGACTGTCCCTGCGCCGGCAGCCGACCAAGCGTCAAAGAAGAATTGGACGCTCGTCGGGTCTTCGACGTTCCATGTGTAGTCGTAAATGTCTTCGCAGACCTCCGAGATTATACCGTCAATGAAACCCTTGCGGTCTGTCGCCTTGAACTTGTATTTCGGACGGTTCATCGCCACCTTTGAAACGAACGCAAACATCTTCTCGCGCGTGATCCCTTCAAATCCACGTGTCTGCCAGTCATCAATGTCTTCCCCGCGTGGTTCGACGTAGTTGTTCACCCGTTTCTGACAATCATCGACATATTCTTTCAGTGTCCGATCACTGAACTCATGCCAAGTCCGAGCCTGCGTCTGGTACATCTCATCCACTTTCTTGAGAATGGAAAACACTTCCTGTTGTTCAGGAAGCGAGTTTGGATGTTGATATGTCTTCTCGTCGTTTCCCTCTTCGTTGCCGTTGAGAATTATCTGCGACATGTTCTCATGCCGCGCTCCCTGTCATTCCATGTCTGACTGCCACTTCATCCCCCGTCTTTGGCGGGTTAGTTTGCTGAACCTTTACCAAAGGGCTGCTTCCTTCCCGTGAGGAAAGGCCCCGCCTCCCTCTGGTAGAGACCCAGCACAGAACTTGAACGTTTTGACAGGGTTATGCAAGTACCCGTTTAAGCGTTGCATCAGACACTAGCCAGAGACCACGGTCAGGCGGGGCTGCAGTACCCGTGGATTTGAGTCAGTGTCCGATGGGAGCAAAGCGATCAGGCAGTACAGACCACATCGCGCTGTGGTATCTTCAAAGTTTTACGTCATTCCAGATACGACGGACGTTTAGTACACGACCGCACTGTGCCGATTCTTTCTGATCTTATCACGCCATTGTTTAGTATGCAAAGACGAGACTGGCTTGGACTCTCGGAGACCGTTGAAGGCGTAACGGACTGAATTATGCACAAGAACCCCATTGGCAAAGTACTCGTTATTTTCCTGCACTGTTAGGTCATACACTGGGAAGGTTCCATCTCGCTTGGCTACGGACCGAACATGAACAGGAACAAAAAATCGTTTTGTCGTATTTATTAGCAACAAAATTCTTTTTACAACGTTTGCAGTTTTTTTCAATATTATCGACGCCCGACTCTCTTCGCCAACGACTTTTACAAGCGTTTGAACAGAACCTGTCCATACTTCGTAAAGTGAAGCATTGGAACTCTTTTTTACATGCGTCACAGGACTTTGCAATTGGAATCCTCTCTTTCCAAGTAACTTTCCCATGAACTCTTTTATCCAAAATCGTAAGATTTTCAATACGATTGTCAACCGTATTACCATTGAGATGGTGGACATGAAAGCCATCTGGAATTTTTCCATGAGCGTCTTCCCAGATTTTCCGATGAAGGTATTTCTTTCCATTATAGAAATACATCCTATGCGACCTTTGCTTGGCATTAGGATAGATGTGATACCTTTCCCCATTATATTCGATAACGGTTTCCATGCCTGAATTATATCCCCATATCGTATATCACGCAAGAATGTCCAACCTTTATTTTTTAACCAAACTCGATGGTTTGCCGTCCCCGATAAGACACGACCATCCGAGAATTCCAAATCAAACACCTCAGCATCTTGTCGTACCAACCATGCGTCCGTTACCGTCCTCAACCCATACCGAGTGAAAACGGAATCTCCGATCTTTATATTCTCAATACTTTTTTCACCACCATTTGTCCTCACTTGAGTGCCAGCGACCAGACAATCTAAGCAATGGTCAAGCCCTCCTTCCGGCTCATTGATAATCCTACCGTTCTTATCCGTCTGCCATAGGTAGTTACGGTATTCCCGGATCAGGTTCACGCTGCGCTTGGTCACGCTGATACGCTTGTCCTGGACGTACTGGATGCCTTGTAGGACGCTCCCAGGGCCTTTATTTGCCCCTATGACGTTCAATCCGTATGAAATCAGCTCATCGATGCTCTTTGGCTCCGAGGAGTCCGCTATGGTCAAAATCTTCTCTTGATTCAACAGCATGTCGGCGATCTTTCGATTGGAGAGTCCGGTCTGATAGAACAGTTCATCGAGGACATACCCACCGTTGTACGCATAGATGTCCACGGCTGTTGACGGATCGCAATTGTATACCAGCATCCCGTTTGCAAAATACTCATGCAGGTCGTCAACTTCGACATTGAAGACGTTTTCAGACCACTCCCTCAACGTCCTTGCGCCTATTACTTTTAGAGAGTTCGTAAGCGCAATCCTTTGAGCAGGATTTCGGCTTGGTATACTTATTCCCCATAAACCCCTTAGCGCAGTTCTGGCACGAGAGTTCGATTTTATTTTCCTCTGCCTTATACTGCCAGCGGTGGTAACAAGGGCTAGTACAAAACTTCTGATGGGTGTTCGTCGGGATGAAATCCTTCCCACATGAGGTGCACACTCTTCGTTCATTTCGCAGTGCATGGACGACCTTTGCGCGTCTCGCGTGCCAGTTCTCCTTAGAGAACCCGACCTTTTTGAGTTGTTGCTTTCCAAGCGCGGATCGGTTCCATTTGCTGAGATACCCGTGTATTTTAGCGTGTTCAGAAGGAGTGACAGCCACCAGATTTGAAATCTCGTTGTTAAGAGGATCGCCATCAACGTGATGAATGATATGGCCTTTCGGTATGTCCCCGTGATGACTCTTGTAGATTTCCCTGTGGAGTATGAGATACACCTCGACGGATCCTTGTGACTTGAAATAGAAGTAATTTGGATGTTTGCCGCCGGCGTATCTGTAAAAGGATCTTCCATTAAAACGTATAGCCTGTCTCCAGGAGTTATGTCTTCCAACTTTTTCCATATGTCGTTCACGTTGAAATCATGATCGGGGGTTCCGACAATTCTCCTTACTGTCCCGTCCTCGAATAGAAATTCCCTCTCGATCACCATTCTCCTGCCGTTGTCCAATACGTTTTTCACGTGTCGATAACCAACTCTCGTCAAAACCTGATCCCCCTTATTTAATTCCGATATCCTCTTGTCTTCTTCCTTGCATTTTACCTTTGTATTTGCAATAAAGCAACTGTAACCAAAATCTAGCCCTCGGCGCTCTAGCCTCGCCTCATGCGGTACTTTGTCTACGATCTCCCAGTCCTTGTAAATCTTCCCTTCTACGTCACCCAATTGCCCCAGCCCGTAAACGGTCCACCATCCTTTGCGGTTCTTTCGCTGCTCAATTGATGCCACGATCTCTGGACTCAACGCCTCGTTGTCCAAATACGTCAGCGTGATGTGTTCGATGTCATCGCGTTTCCCCAACAGTTCAGTGTAAAAATAGAACTCATTCGTTGGATTCCAGTCCAGAAATATAAAATCCTTTGTTCGGACTTCGAGCTGCTCGAACGCATCAAATGGGATATTATTCGCTTCGTTCACGAAAAGACGGTCACGCCGCGCACCCCGAAGCTTGTCCCCATTGTCACTTGAGAAAAATTCGATCTTGCTTCCCGTCTCAAACGTATAAATGCAGTCCGTCCGATTCCAAAGAGATTCCTTGTAGTACCCATGTCCCTGCATGATCGAGAGGAAATCTCGCATCACACCACGACGGAGGTGCGGAAAGCTCTCGGACACGACGCTCGTCATTGTCGGAACCTTGTCAGACTGCGCCTGGTTGATCAGGTAAAGCAGAATCGATACTGTCTTCGACGCCGACGTCCCCCCCTGAACGCAACGAAGACGTTTTGTCATCGCCATGATCCTCCGTGTCGCGGTCGTTGCCTTGTACAACATAGTTCATGATCGGCGTTGGTAGTTCCTTTCCGTCCGTCGTGTGATCCGTCCTCTCACGCATCCCGTGGTTGTTCATCAGGATGAGCTTTGCGATCGTCGGATTGTAATTGCCGCTCAGGCCGGAATTGAGCAAACGCTCCTTCTGTTCCTTGTCAATTTTGCTTAAAGCCTTTGAAAAGTCAGGGTATTCTTTCTCCCAAATCAACATTGTCGAGACAACAATATCCAGAAAATCGGCGAACCCTTCCCGTGTCGGAAGTTTCACCTTAATCCCAAGCTGATAACTCGTACTCTTGTCCCCTTCGGTCTTCACCCTCACTGTTTCCGTGTCTTGGCATGACTTCAAATAATCATCTGCCATCTGGCACATTTCAGGGAGGTATTTTGTTGGTCTGCCGAAAGCCATACGTTTCTTCTATCCCTGTTCCCCTATCCCCTGCCCCGACAAGCTGCCACCCATTTTCGTTGAAAACATTGAGCAGGGGAGGGCTAGCAGGGTAGGGAATAGGGTTATTGCTGGCCTTCCGTGTTTGTCCATATCAACCCGACTAACTCCGTCACTCGTTCGCCGCAACGGACACAGGACGCCAATAACGCATCTTCTACCTGAGCGATTCTTACGGACAGATGCTTACACCTCATAGACGTTTCTTCTT